TTATTTTGATGTTATCATGAAAGTTCCAATCATAGTGATTTGACTATTTGCTGCTAATGTTTGATTAGTGTTAACATTCCCGTTCACGGCTATGTAAACAGCCTTTTCATTATGCTTTATATCCCATGCTATAGTATGTTCTGCTACCTGCCTTTTGAATTTGAGTAAACATGTGTATGGACTAGCATCTTTTAAAATATCAACTACTACATAACTGTGTACCAATAGTCCATAAGTACAGATAGCGCCAAAATCAGTATGTATTTTTGCATAATCTGTATCTTCAAACCAAGATGCACTAGGAAATTCTCTTTTATAATTCAAATCCGTATTGAGCCCACTAATACTTTTTTGCAGCCCGTCTGTTATCTTCGTGATTTTGGGTCCCACATCCGCTGCCAGGACCTGCTGTGTGTTGACGCTGTCCAGCACATGGCACAACATGCTTTTTTCTATCATCTTGTTTGCCAGCCGCTCCAGGAATGCATCATTGTTAATCAGCTTCTCAAACAGGGCATTGTATACATCCGCGTGGACCGGGTCTGAGGTTTCCAGCTTCCTCAACTCCCGGACGAGCGCCGCCTGTTCTTCATGTATCTCAAAATTCGCCATCTTCCCTGCCTCCTAAAAGATATCGTCAAACGCAAAGGTCATCTCCTCGTCATCATCCTTGTTCTTGTCCGAACAGGTGCGTATCATCACCAGGTCACCCTCCGCATCACACAATGCCATCTCATTGATGGACGTGTTGGCCAGTTCCTCCCTGGATAAGGTACAGATATACCGGAAGTTGGTGTCCGTCACCTGCTCGATGCTGCTCAGGTCCTTCCGTAACAGCTCGTTTTTCAAGGTGTTGTCATCCTCTGATGGTGTCCCGTCCGCGCCGTTCCCAAATGCCATCTGTGTGACTGCCGGCAATGCCTTGATGCCCGCCCTGGCCTTCAGTATCTTATTCTTACTCAACTTGGTTATCGTTGTACTTGCCATCAGATTTCCTCCTCTATGACTTGTGCATCCATATGTTTGGCTCCATCATTGTACGTGCTCCCATCATGGATTCTCCAGTGATGCCAGGTTGTACATGTCAGCCTTCCCTCCTCATCCTCCTCCATCCGGCTGCGTATGTGCAGGTAGGGCAGGTGGTTTCCAATCACATTGTCATGATGGATGCTTCCATCGTTGTCGTGCTCCCCGTTCAGGATGTTATTGTTATACCAGCGCATCTCCGCCCGTATCAGGATGTCATGGGGGCGGATGCATTCTTCCAGCCCCACGTCCTGAATCCGGTACAGGAAACGGTAACGGTCCAGCCCGCTTACCTTCTTTACCCGCCGTACCTCCCGGCGGATGACATCATGGCCGAGGTCAAAGGAATCATCTATATCCCGGGACAGGATGACATAAAATTCCGCCCAGTGCTCCCGGCTGCCCTCCAGTTCATACGCCGGCACCATATCCACATCGGTAAAGCCCAGGGACCGCACCGCCTGGAGCGTGCCCACCTCCGTCCCGCCAAGCCGGCAGGTGTCTGCATACATCATCAGCCGTACCCGGAAGTTTTCCCAGGTCTCGCCCTCGTAGCGCGTCAGTTTCCGGTCCAGGCCATGCTCCGGAAGCATCCGTGGGCTGGCTGTCCTTACCATGCCTTCCTCCCGTGCCCGCCGGAGCATGGTCTTGTTTTCATCGAACAGCCGCCCGGTCACCTTGAAATAGATATACCACTGGTTCCTGGCCTTCCTTGCCTGTTTGAAGGGCGTGGACAGCAGATAATACATATATTCCCCGAATGTCTCCAGCATGGCGTCCCTCCTATGTGTTCCTTACCTTGACCGTGATACTCCCCAGCATGACCACATTCCCGGCCGTCAGCTCCACGTCCACTGCGGGGGCCGTGAATACGGTCTTACGGTAGTCCGGTATGCTCTGGCGGAGCACATACCGGATGTCATCCTGTAAGAATAAGTTGAAGTCCGTCCGGTTGGACAGGGACATGGCCCCCGCTATCAGGGACCGGGCCGTTTCCTCCACATCCGTCACCCCTGCCCCCTGTTTGAGGTACAGGGTGATGTCCACATCCTGATAGGTGATGGTTCCGGACTTTGCCAGGTAGTCCTCGTAATTATCCTTCAACTGGTCCGCCGCCGCCTGGGCCTTGCGCACCAGCTCCTCGCTGGCTTCCCCCGCCGTCCCCACCACAATCACATCCACCGTTCCCTGTCCCCTTGGATGCTGGTCATCAATGTAGGCGCACATCACACCCGGGATGGCCTCCACGGCTGCCTTCAGCTTGGCCGATGTGGTATTGGTGGACAGTTCCTCCCAGCTGGACAGGGTCCGGCTGCGTAAGCCGGCTTCGCTCTCTTCATCTGCCCCCTCGGAATATATCCATCCCTGCCGGTTCGTGACCTGCGACACGCCTTCCAGGTATATCATGCTTACCCTTATCTGGTCCTCACTCACATTGTAGCGCGCTCCGGCCGCTTCCGCTTCCACCAGCACGCTGCCCTCCGCCTGGCCGGCCTGTATCACCGTATCCTCTAACGTGTAGTAGACCAGCTCATCCCCGTTGATGTCCGGGGCCGTCTTGAACATATGTCCCTTCGTCACGGTCAGGGCCTGCCCGTAATCGGACCTGACAAGGGTCACATATCCCTGGGTCCGGGTCGCCGCCTTCCGGAACTTGGAAAAGTCCGCCGCCTTCAGTTCCAGCCACCTGCCTTCCGCATGCCGCAGGAACTGGTTGTTCAGGATGGTCCGCGCCAGACGGAGCAGCTCGATGTGTATCTGCACGCAGATACGTGTCAGCCAGTAAAAGACGCCTCCACTGCCCCACTTGGTGATGGTAAACCCTTCCGCCGCCAGCTCCTCCTTCAGCTCCTGCATCTTTGTATCGGCATCAGGGACCGGTATGATTTCATCCAGAATGCTTTCATCAATCAACGAGTTTCACCTCCGCCCCGTCCAGTTCCAGGTCCATCTGATAGGACACATCCTCATTTGCAATCTTAAATCCCACATGGATGTTCACTATGTCATCCTCCATCCGGGACACGCCAACCCCGATGCTGTGCGGGTTGATTTCATCCCGCTTCCTTAACTTTTCCGTGACCCGGTTCTTTATCTGCAGCTCCTCCAGTTCGCCTATCTCCCGGTGGCAGAAATCCAACAGCGACCATCCGTAATCGGAATCAAAAAAACATTCCCCCTCCATGGTCAGGGCCTCCAGGCGGATGTCCTGCAGGAAACAGTCCAGGCCGCCCGCCAGTGCTTCCTCTCCCGATGCCAGGGGGACCGGCTGCCCGCTATCGTCTAACATCAGGTCCGTTTCCGTCAGTATCATAAGCATCTCCCCAGGATGTACGGCCGGCACTGCCCATATAAAAGCCCCACTGCCACTACATCCCCTTTCTTCAGGACCTGCTCCGTCCTTATATAAGGAATCGCGGGAAAGGCTTCATCCGTCTCCCCGTTTTCCTTCAGCAGCCGCAGCGTCACATACGATGCCCCATCCTTCACGGTCCCTTCCATCACCTTTGCCTGGCACAGGGCCGGATGGCGTATATGCGGATAGTCTGTCCCTATGGTCTCATTCACCGTCAGTTTGACAAATTCGTCAAGAAAACCGGCCATTTTGAATCCACTTCCTTCCAGCTAAAATGATACATACATCCTCACGCTTCCCGTTTCATCCGCCTTCACCCGGACCGAGGTCACAAGGGCCTCCCCGTCAAACTTCTGGTGTCTTATCCGGATACGCTCTCCCTGGTGAATCCACGGGACCCCGATGGTCTTGATTTCGTTACCGCCGTTCCATTGGTTGAAGGAAAGGATGTTCTTCCCTTCCGCCAGTACATAGATAAGCGTCTGCTCCTCCCCGGTCCCCCAGAAGAACCGGCCGGACCGGAAATAAAAGGATGCCTCCAGGCCCCAGACCCGGCCCACCTCCTGGATAAGCTCCGCCACATTCATGCGCGGGACCGGGACCACGTCCTTTTTGGGGTACATGGTATCGGACAGGCGGTAATCCGTAATCCCGGCCCTTCCAAGGCCGAACCGGATGATATCCTGCGGACAGCAGTCCAGGAAGGTCTCCTTTACGTAGGTCCGTTTCAGGAACAGTGTATCGTCCAGTATCCGGTAAGGCCCCAATGCCTGGCCGTCCGCCATGTATCCGGTTAAGAGCGTGTCATAATCCCCGTCATAGCCCAGTTCCACCTGGGCCGGGGCCATGGATGCAAGGTCCAGGAGCCCGGCATAACCGGGGTCATATTCCAAGGTGGCCCAGCTGCACTGCTCCCTCAGGCTGGAATGGCATTCCACACGGATTCCCCGCGTGAATACCTGGTCCCCAACGGTTATCCGGAACCGTGGCGTAATCAGTTTCCGTTCTGCCATGCTGCCTCCTATGTATCCCGGGCCGGGCTCTCCGATGTCTTATCCTTAATCCTGGGGGCCTGGCCTCTCTGTGTGTTCAGGTATTCCTGGTAGTCGGTTCTGATTCCCTGGGCCTGTGACGCCCCTGTCTTACTGCCGGAGGATGCGTTTTTCCCGCTTCCCGCCGCCTGGGTCTGCACGGTGACCGGCAGGCACTCCCAGAATTCCAGCGCTGCCTCCCCATAACTGTTTTCCGTCTTCTTGGACAGGTCGATTCCTTTAAAATACACCAGGTTCAGACCGCAGGCTGCGGCCTGGCTGTTCACCACCGGCAGCGGTATGGCAGCCGTCTGCCCCGGCGGCTTGAACAGCAGCTGGATGGTCTGCACCATGCCCTCAACGCTTTCCCCGGCACTGGGTTCCAGCAGCAGGTCCACATTCATCTTCAGCGGTTCGTACCCATTGGGCTGGTAGCCCAGGGTCACGTTATTGTCATCCGTCACCGCGTCAATCACGGCGGCCCCGGTTATCTCCAGCTTCTTTACGAGGCCCGGGACGGCCACCCCCGCCACCAGCATGGATGTATCCTTTATGTACAGCATTCTTCCTTCCTCCCAGCCGCTTTCTATGCAGGCGTGACCGATACGTTCCCGTTGGTCTTTTCTTTGATGTCGTCAATCAGCTTGAATAAGAGCGGCAGGTCCTTCAGCCGTTCCAGGGACACATGCAGCTCCAGGCGCTGGATGACGGTCCCGCCTCCCTGCTGCTTCTGGCTCCATATGCTTCCCTGGCCGGATGGTTTCCTCTCTTCCCGCCCTCCGGTCAGCAGTCTGGCAAAGGCCGCTCCTCCTTCCTGGTTTTCATCACTCAGTGCCTGGAATGCGTCCCTCGCCATATCCGCCGGCAGGGAGGCCGTCTGGCTCATGCCGGTATGGATGGTCTCAAACACACGCCGGCCGGACAGGGTAAGCTGGGACAGGGGCCCCTCCTTCGCATCGGAAAAGGGCAGCATCTGCCGGATTCTGGACAGGGCCCCCTTCACCGCCTCCACCGGCTTGTTCACGGCGGAACGGATTCCTTCGGTAAAGGTCTCCATTATCTTGGCTCCGGACTGCTTGAACAGGTTCACAGCCCCGTCCACCACACCGCGGACCTTTTCCATCCCCTGGCTCCACAGCTCCTTGATGCCGTTCAGCTTTCCTCCCGTCAGGGTATTTAAAAAATCGAACCCGGCCGTATAGTAGCCTTTAACACCTTCCACAGCGGCAGCCGCAACCCCGCGTATGCCCCCGCCGTTCTGTTCATAGGCGTTCTTCATGTTGTCCAGCTTCTGTTTGACGGTCCCGACCGCAGCCCCCATCACGTTGCCCATCACGTTCCGGACCGCCTCCATCCGGCTGCTGACAGCCCCGCGGACCCGGTTGAACACATTTGATACCGTGGAGACAATCGCGCCGCCAATGTTGGAGAAGAAGTCCTTCATGGCCTGCAGGCCCGCCCGTACTTTCTCCACACAGGCATTCCAGACGTTCTGGATGAAGGCGGATACCTTATCCCAGTTCTTCCAGAGCAGGATAAGCCCGGCCGTCAGGGCCGCAATCCCGATGACAATCCAGGTCACCGGATTGGCTAACAGGGCCGTTGTGAAGCCCCACACACTGGATATCAGGCCCGGAAGGGCCGCGGCTGCCGAAGCAATCCCCTGCCGGACCATGTTGAGCAGGCCGGCCCCCATGGCCTTGATTCCATCCGCGGCGTACATCCCGTAAATCCGCAGGGTCTCAAAGCCGCTTTTTAAGCCGCCCACCATGCCGATGGTCCGTGTTATCGCCGTCCCGAAGATGCCGATGATGGAGGTCACGCTCCCCGTCACGGTCAGGAACATCCCGAGGAACAGGACCGCGTTCAGGATGCCGGATGCAAGCCCCTGGTTCTGCGCAATCCATTCGGACGCCTTCCCCACGGCCTGCCCTGCCTTCCCAATCCAGTCATTCACGGTCGGCAGCAGGTTCACCCCCAGCTCCTCCGTCACGTTGTGTAACCGCTGTTTTAACACCGTATACTTCTGGGATTCCGTTGCGTTGATGGCCGTTGCCATCTCCTGGGCGGCGCTGCTTCCTCCTCCCAGTGCATCATACATATCCAGGATGCCCGTCTGCAGTTCGCCTGTCTTCCCGTACAGGAGGTCGATGACGGCCACCGCCTCGTCCGAGCCGAAGGCCTCTTTTATCTGTTTCTTCTCCACCGCATCAATGGTATCCCCATACTTGCTTTTCAGGATTCCCAGGATTTCCGGCAGGCTCCTGAGCTGCTTGTCAGCGTCCAGGAAGTTGAGCCCCAGCTTCTCACCCGCCCCGGTGGCGGCATTTAATAACGCCTTATATTTGGTGGCTGCCTCGCTGCCCGACATGGTGGCCTGCAGCATGCCCAGCACGGACAGCTGCTCCTCCAACGGCACATTGGCCGATGTGGCGCTCCCTCCCAGGGCGCTGATGGCCGAGGCCATCTCCGAGCCGCTGGTCTTATACGCCTTGACGGCGGTCGCAATGCCGCCCGCAAACATCTCCCCGAATTCCAGGTCTGACAGTTCTGAGTAATACCCTTTATAAATGCCATACCCGGTCGCAAACAGGGAGGTCATCTCCCCGGTCGTGGACTTGGTGGCCTTGGCCGTCAGGCCGGCCAGCTCCGTGAACTGCGCCACCCCTTCGTCCGTCAGGGACGCAATGCCCGATTTGATGTCATAGGCGGCTGTGATGAAATCAGCCTTTGTGGTCCCGGCCCAGGTGTCTGAAAACTGTCTGGCCGCATCCTCCACCGCCTTCAGGTCTGTGATTCCCAGCGACTTAAGCTCTGCCAGGGCATCCTGTGTCTCGAAGGTGGAACCGGCAATCTTCATCATCCCGTTCGTGATTCCCACGCCCGCCGCCGTCATCCCGCCTCCGGCCAGGGCCGCCATCCCAAAACCGGACTGCAGGCCCGACAGGCGGGAACCCAGGTTCTGGGACGCCCTCCCCATGGGGGCGGTCAGCTGGTCCACCATGTTCAGTACCACGCTCAGCTTATAAACAGATTCCATCCCCATGGTTCGTTCCTCCTTGTGTCACGGGCTCGCTTATGTTATGATGATGGTATAAAGATGTGTTTGGAAAGGAGGCGCTTGTATGTTCCATGGGCTCTGGCTCATAATCGCACTCATACTGGCCGTCAGCCTGTCACTGTACCTTGTGGTCATGGCCGTCCTTGTCACCGCATATCTCCTGTTCTGTGGTCCCTATCTGTGGTGGGCCTGTGCCCATCTCCCCAAGGACAGGCGGCCCTTCTCCATGGGACGGGATTTCCGCAACGCATGGCGTTTTTACCGCTCCAGGCTGACCGGCAAGCCCCCGGTCTTTCTATGACTGGGGCTTTTTTATTCCGGGAACAGGTTTCCCAGTGCCCGGGTGAATCCCTGTTCCAGGTCATCCTGCCGCCAGCGGCGTGCGCACCTGGCCAGGCCCGCCAGGCGGATGAAGTCATCCGCGTCCATCCCGTCCAGTTCTCCCGGTATCATGCCGGAAGGCAGGTACATATGGATGAGCAGCCGGCTGGTCCCCACGAAGTCCGCCTCCAGTTCCCCCTGCGCATCCTCTATAACTTTTTTACTGCGGTCGCCTTTGACAGGCCAAGCATGGCCAGCAGCTTCTCCCCAACCGACAATGCCATGGCCGGGTACTCCTTAAAGTCCGCCTCCAGCTTCTCCCGCTGGTCCGGATGGATGTTATCCAGGCAGAATGCCGTCAGGGCCTTGCTGTTTGAGGTCTGGACCGTCTTTAAGTACCGGTCGTAGGATGGGGTTTTGGGTTTACGGAAGAAATAGGTCTTGTCCTCCTCCGTCTCGTCATCCACCTGGAGGGTGACGGTCACCTCGTAATACTTCTCATCCGTCCCCTTCAGCTGCTCTCTCAGTTCCTTTGCTTCCATTTCTTTCTCCTCTTTCTTATAATTAGAAATTCACGCCGTTTAACTTCCCGCCACGGCAGGCAAAGCCGTCCAGGGATACCGTGTTCTCCTTATCCCCCTGCTTTGCGGAAAAGCTGTGCTTGTTAAGGATGACCTTGTTTAAGACATCCGTCACCGTGTCCTGGTCCTCATTGGCATAGGATACGGTTATCTTGTCGAGCAGCAGGCGGGACAGGGTCTTTCCCTTCCGTTTGCACCAGGCTAACAGCACGTTGTAATCCTCACGCCCCATGACCACCTTCACCGTATTCTTCTTGTTTCCGGTCCCATAGCCGCATGGTGCGCCTCCCCTGCGGTAAATGAGCTCCGCTTCCTGCTCAAAGTCATAGGATATCTCCGTGATGGCGATTTCCTCCAGCCCCGGGACATTGATGGTGATATCCTCCCAGCTGTATACCTTTCCGTTGACCATTTCCCAGTCCCTCCTAATTCCTGTACGGGTTCTCCATGGCCAGGCTGAACCGGAATTCCCGGACATACCCCCTCGGCACAAAGGATATCACCAGGTCCAGGCGCTCATCCTGCAGGATGTTCACATGCTCCAGGTCCTCAATGGACACGGAACCGCTTGACAGTTCCCCGGCCTCCGCCATGTCTTCCAGGGGGATGTTCAGGGTCTCCAGGATGTTGTTGATATCCGTCTCCATGTCATCGGAGGCGCTGATATCCATCTGCACCATGTTGACAGCCCGCTTGTAGATTTCCCGTATCATCTTGTTCAGTACGCGCACATGCTCCGCATACCGGTAATCGCTGCCCTCGCGGCACAGCACACGCGCGTTGTTTACATAGCATCCGTCAATGCCGTAGTACTTACGCCAGGTCAGGTAGCCGGCGTCATCCAGCTCGCTGATATGGTCCTCAATGCCCTCCGGCATGAGCCGGGTCATCTTGGCCTCCGAGATGGAAAAGGTATCCACGCGGCCTATGGACTGGGCCACGCCGGCTATCCCGTACAGCCCCGCCACAATCCCGGCGTTGTTGATGCACTGCTCCCGGCCGTCCCAGCGTGTGTACTGGGACCAGGCGCTGCACACCTGGACGTAATAGCTGTCTATCCCCTTGGCCTCCGCCTTCAGCGCGGCGGTATATTCATCCAGGCTTTCCTCCGCCCCTTTATTACGTGCCTCACACAGGAAGAACACAGGGCGTCTGTACAGGGACAGGAACAGTTCCGCACTGGCAGCCAGGGAGGCCCAGAGTGCTTTCGCGGATGTCCCGGCCACATGGATGAACTCAAAGTCCAGGTCACTGTTATACAGGCTTTCCACCGCCTTTAGGACCGCGCTGTTGCTCACGGCCGGGGCCGTGGTTGAAAACCGGTAGGTATCCCCTGCCTTGAATTCTTCCGCAAATGTAAGGGTGATTCCGGTACCGGCAAGCTCCTTCTTCCCGCTGAGCGGGATGGTCTCCTCCGCTTCGTAGCTGTATCCGCCATTGACGGAGCAGCAGAAGGCTGCCGTATTGGGCGGTCCGTCCTCCGTTATCTTCAGGATGATATCATATGCGTTGTTCGGTGTCCCGCTTACGCTTACGGTCCCTCCCCCCGTCCCGCTGTGGGCAACCTCCCCGTTGGTACCTGCGGTCTCCGGACGGACCGGCACGCAGTAAATCCGGGATGCCCCGTTCTCAACGCTGTCAATGCAGGCGTCCGCCAGGGGGCTGAGCCCCAGCTTTTCCTTCATCTGCTCCGGTTTCATGCTCCCTGTAATCAGGATGGGGACCGTTGTCTCAACCGGGGAAGCCCCAATCTTTACGTGGACCCCGGTCCCGGTGCTTCCGGAATTGCCCAGGCTCCCGTCCTCCACAACAAATGTCACGTCCCTCAAGCTCATCTTGTTCCTCCCGTTCCTGCCATGGGTCCCTCCTTAAATGCAGTGACGGCTTCCAGGTATTCCTGCTCCGTCACCTGTTTCCCGGGCCTCCAGCCCTTCAGGCACAGGGTGCCGGCGTAGACGGCCGGACCCGTGCCGTGCACGTTGTACCAGTGTTCTATGGTCTCATGGACAGGCACAGCCGGTTCTGCTGCGGTCTCCGCGCCCGTCCCCTTTTCTTCCTTTGCCATTGCCTTTTTCCTTTCCCTTTCTCAGGCCGGCCGGATTCCTCCGACCGATGCCGCTTTCTTTTTGTCATCCCGGTAAATGCCCCCGTGGAAGGTGACCGGTATCTGGCATGCGATGTTGGCCTTCAGGATGCTGTCCTCCTTATCGACCCACTCCACCTCTCCCAGTTCAATGTCCACATAGTTTCCATCCAGACGGATTCCTTGTCCCAGCGCTTCTAAGAACGCCAGGAAGATGGCCTCACAGGCCTCCTCCGAATATTCCCCGATGACCACCTTGAAGCGGGTGTCCACGGCATAGACCTTGGTCCGCACGCACCGAACCCCGTTTTGGTCTTCATAGTTGCGTTTTGAGCCGTCTCGCGTGATGGTCTGGCCTTCCCGCAGCACCGCTCCCACATGGCTGTCCGTCTTCAGCTGCAGCCGTTTCCAGGTGGTAATCACTTCATTTTTGATTCCTGCCTTTTCAAGGCATTCCTTCAGGTATTCCTTTTCCCGTCTCATCAGGCCCTCCTGACTGCGTATTCCACTTCGCTTCGGATTTCCTGCAGGTCCTCATCTGAAATCCCTAAAAATGGCCTTGCAGGGATATGGATGGTCACCCTCTTTGCCGTGACCCACACACCCTTGTACCGGAACCTCAGGTACTTTGCCTTCTTGGCCCGGATGGTCCTCTCATCCCCGTACTGGTGCGTGGCCGCGTAAATGGTATTGGTCCCCACCGCCGCTCCGGTGGAATCCGCGATGGCCCGGATGGACTGCTTCAGGCGGGTGGTCTGGGTCAGCGTGATGCCCTGTCCCTCCTGTTCCCGCAGGGAGACAGGCCAGGGCTTCCCCTCCGGGCTTTTCCTGCTCCGGAACCGGTCCATGGTGGTGGACCGCAGCCCCTCCGCCACGTCCTTCATCAGTGCGGACCGGTTTATGCCCGACAGGCCCGCCAGCTTTTTCTGGAGCTCCGGGAAATCCCCGGACAGGGTTGTGGTCATCCGCATCTTAAAGCCCCCTCATGGTTGCCCTGGAAAACAGCCTTGGGCTGGATGATATCCGGAATCCCTCCGCTGCTGCTTTTGACGGGTCCGTGCCTTCCTTCACGATGTCGGTCTCACCTTTTGCCACCTTTGTTAAGAACGCGATGGCGTTCTTATACCGCGTCAGGTAGTTGTTCTCCCGTTCCCCTTCATCGATTCCCGCCCGTGAAATCAGGTTATAGACCGCGATGTCCTTTGAGTACTTCCGGATGACCGCCGGCACGGGGGACATGGGGACCGGGTACCGCTTCATCAGGTACCCGTCTATCTCCGCATCTGCATCCCCTATAGCCTCACGGGCCAGGGGTTCCAGCATCTCCCGGCGTTTTTCCGGGTCCTCAATGTACCGGTCGCCGATAATAGGGTTCATGGCATCCTCTTTCAGCATGTCCATGACGTCCCCCGCTTCACAGTATGCCATGTCTGTCTCCTTCTCTTCCCTTAGCTTGATTCCCCTGTGCTGCCATAAGCCATCTGCCAGAAACCGTAGCCTACGTTATTGCGCCCGTCCGCGCCGTACAGAAATTCGTCCCGCATGAATACATTGTCATCATTATCCGCCGTCTTACTGACCAGCTTTATCTTCTTGCGCTCCTGGTAGATGATGGGTTTCAGGGACCTCCTGGTGCACAGGAGATACCACGCGTCCTCCTGGGCTGCCAGTTCCGGCTCCACCAGAAGTTTTGCTGTCCCCTTGTACACATTGGAGCTGCCGTTTATGAACTCCGCTTCCAGTATCTGCCGTCCCATCTCCTCATTGGCCGGGGATACCACTAACAGGTCCGGCACCAGGCCCAGGCTCTTGCCCTTGTCCCCCACCAGGCTCATGATGGCGGTACGTCCCGCCTTGTAGGCCTCCATGGATAACTTCCTGGTGCCCAGGTTGGATACCTTTTTCTTTTCTACCGGGTGGTCCGCACTGAAAAAGGGCTTACCATCATAACACGCGTTTTTAAACCCGGCCATGAGTGCACCGTAGCACTGTTCATTGGGATGACGTGCTGCACACTCGCCAAGGTTCTGGAACATCGGGTTGTATACGCCGTAGGTATCATCCTCAATGTCATCCCGCGGGACCGCAATGGTCATCTCAAACTTCTTGTTCTTGATGACATAATCATAGGCACTCAGGTTCTGGATTTCACGGTCCCCAATCCATTCCCGCATCTGCGGCATCTGCCCCAGCCAGTTATAGGACTGGTCCCGGGTGGTGCTGGGTACTGTGGTTGCTATCTGCTGGTAGGTCGTTGGCGTTTCCGCCAGGGCCTTGTTGAAAATCACGCTGTATCCGATGGACATGCTCCGGATGTTCGCCTGGTTAATAATCATGGCTGTTTCCTCCTCATTCTTATGCTTGCTTACTCCGCGGCCGGCATGGCCGGCTGGTTGAACCACACCGTCACCCCGTCCGCTTCTACCGCCAGCACCGTTCCGGCCGGGCTGCTTCCCGTGGAGGCCATGCTGATGGTGACCGCATCCTCCAGATAGCAGGTCCTTAAGATATCCGTTGCCTTTGCCTGGCTCCCCGGGGTGGCGGAATTCTCCATCACGAATGCCCCGCGGCGCACCTTCACCCGGATGTCCCCGGCCTCCCCGTTCCGGTTATCCGCCGGCTCCAGGGCCACCCCGGCCACCGTGAGGTTGGCCGCCTTCGAGGCCGGCACCGCATATCCGTCCGTCCCAAGGGCCACCATGGTGGCCTCCGTGATGGCCGCGCCGGCTGCCACCGGCAGCACCAGCGTATTAGGGTCTAACTTCTCATTCCCCGTCCGTATCATCTTCCATACCTCCATACTTCTTTAAATCCTCCTCGGTCACGCCCTGGTTCTTTAAAATCCTCCAGTCAACCCCGTCCTGTTTCCGTTCATCCGCCGCAAAGGCGGTCTTTCCCATGGGGACCACCACCGGGGCCTTCTCCACAAATTTGGCAAAGCCCTTGGGGTCGGACAGGGCGTACGCGACCGCCCATTCCTTCTGGGCCGGGGACAGCTTCCCATCCTTCATGGCCAGGCCCACCAGTTCCTCCGCTTTCTGGCTGGCCGCCTGCTTTTCAAGCTCCGCCACCCGCCGCTGCAGGGCAGAGTCACCGGCCTTGAATGCCATGATTCTTGCCGTCACATCCTCTGTCCTTGCATCTTCCGGAAGGCCTAACAGGTCCAGCACGGTCTTGTTGGCTACCAGCTGTGTCCCTTCCTTTGCCGGGCCCTCCTTTCCTTCCTGGCCCCCCTGTCCTTCCTCCGCTGCCTGCTGTGTAAGCTCCTTAATCCGCTTCAGGACGTCCTCTTCTGCCGTCCCTTCCTCCAGCCCCAGAAGTTCAATCAGTGCACTTAATTCCATTCTTGGTTCCTCCTCTTCCTCAATGCTCAATGCATCGGAATTTATGATTGCAAACATACCGGTGATGGCCGGGGTATTGGTCAGCGCCGCGCTGTGGAACACCGCCGCGTGCTGGTCTGCCTTTTTAACCAGTACCACCGGGGACAGGTAGCGGTATTCCTTGTTGGCGATATACTCCCGCCCCTTTTTGGTCCACTCCACCCGGGCCATCAGGGCATCCTCACCCGGATACAGGTCCTTTATCCAGCCGGCCGCCGGGGCCTGCACGTCACTCAGGGTCTGGTGCTCATAATCAATCACCAGGTCCAGCCGGCGTGCCTTGAACTGCCGGATGATTCCGGCAATATCCCGGTCATCCACCTCAAAGTCTCCCTTTGTGCTGCTCACATGCCCTTTGGGCAGCACCCGGATGACCTCCGGCACCCCGCTCAGGTCGATTCCCGACAGGGGCCGGACCGTTAATTCTGTCTTCTTCATCCCATGCGCCTTTCTGTTTTGCGTTTTAACGCGCCATTGACGCGTTTTGACGCGTTAAATTTATCCGGGGCTGGAATTCCCCGCCGGACGGTCCGGATTGGCCTTACGCGCCTTCTGCTGTTCCTGGTACAGCCTCCTTAAGACCGGTGGGAATGCAGCCAGGTCCGGCTTCCACTCCGCCTTCGCCGGGTTCGTCCGGAACTTCGGGTCCGGCAGCAGCGCCTCCGTCTCTCCTGTGGCCATATTGGACGTATCCGGCAGGGCCTGCTCCACGGTAAGCCCCATACGCCTTACCTGCTCCTCCGTCCTGGAGACAACCATACACCGGCAGCCGAATCCGTTGGGCGGATACCAGATATCCCACACCGGGGAATCCGCTGGGAATACCCGTCCGTCCATGGCCGCGTGGCTTTCCCTCACATGCCTGTCCCCGGCCGTCTGGTACTGCCAGTACCTCCGCCGTCCCATCACATCCGGGTCCGTCATCTGCTGGTAATGGCCTACGCTGTAGGCTGTAAGCATGTTCTGACGGAAGATACGGTCCGCATGATAAGGCGTCAGGCCGTCATAGCCCCTCTCCTCCAGGAAACGGTCCATGTTTTCCTGGAATCGTGCCTTCGTGGTCCCTTCCTCTATGGCCCTTTTCAGTTCCTCCAGGAACTGGTTCAGGACCTCAAGCTCCGTATAACCGGCAACCGAAAATGCAAGGGGGCGGTACCATTCCTTCAGTTTCCTGAAGTCCTCATACCGGATGACCCCCTTCCGTTCCAGGAACGCTAAGGCTTCACCGAACACCTCCGGCTCCGTCCCTTCCTTCAGTTCCTTTAATATCTGCTCATCCATCCTGCATCCGCCCCAACATGTTTGATACATACATGACCTGCTCCACCAGCTGGTCAAAATCCTTCACCTTCATGGCATTGTATAACTGCCGCAGGGCCTCCTCGTCCTTCAGCTGCTCCTGCAGGCCTTCCAGGCTGTCGCAGTGCTCCACCAGCTCCAGGACCGGTGACATCATCTGACGGAAAAAGGCACCGGACTGCTTCACGGCCGCCTCCTCCAGGCGGTCCAGCACCCGCTGGCCGTCTGCTTCCTTTCCATCGGCCTTCAGTCTGAGGCCCTGGAACATGCCGGTGCCAGGCTGCCCCATCCCCTGCATCCCGGGAGCTGCCGGGGCCTGCCCAATGGTTTCCTCCCCCTTTTCCGGGGCCGGGATATTGAACTTCTTGTACAGCCAGCTCTTGGGGATTTCCAGACCGGTGGCCGCCAGGGTGTTCACGATTTCCGCGGTTTCCTTCAGGTCATCCGTATCGGTGGCGTTCAGGACGAAGTACGGTACATGGGCCCGGACGCCGAAGTTGAACTCCACCAGCGGCCGGATGAGGTCCCGGCGCACCGTCTCCATCACCGCCTTGCAGTCCGCCTCCGTCAGGTCCTTCCTCACATCGTTATGGGTCTTGGACTGGGCGTAGGAACCGCCGGAATCCGATGTCAGGGTCTGCCCCACGATGGCCTTGCTCATCTGTTCATCACAGAACCGGGCCAGCCTTTCATAGATATCCACGCTGGACTGCTTGTTGGATTCAATAAACCTGATGTCAGTCCCGGACGGCACGATACCCGCGGCATCCGTCCCCATCCTTACGATGGCATCCATCAGGGCTGCCTTATCCTTTTCACTGGCCGTTGCGTCATAGGTCCCCAGCCGCAGGGGCATCCCGTAGACCTCGCAGAAACTGACCCAGTCCTTCAGGTCATAGTTTTTAAACAGGTACATCCAGGCCACCACCCGCAGCACGCCATACCGGGAAGGGTGGCCCGAACGCGCCTTGTAACGGTGGACGATGAACTTGTTTTCCGGAAGGGGTATCCCTCCCGGGAACGCCTCCGTCCGGAGCATGAGCGCATCGGTCAGGGTATCATAATAAAACTTTTTCTGGTGGACGTACTCAATGTTCCCCACCACCACATGGCCGTCCCGGTATTCCCACTCGATTTCCTGGAAACTGATGCCCTTTCCGATGGCATCCAGGATGTCCATGAGGTTGTCGCTGAACCCGTCCAGCTCCTTCAGCTGTTCCTCCACGAAAGCCGCTATCTCCTGGTCTGTTCCGTCCTGCGAAAAGGGCTGCACCTCCCAGTCCAGGCCCGTCACCGCAAGCTTGCGGGTCTGCAGCTGGGAGAACAGATGGGTGTCCTTGCTTTCCATCTCCTCGAACAGCTCCATCTGCCGGAAGGGGTCCCCGGCGTCCGCCTCCTTGAATATCCGGGCCAGCTTTACCGGTGTCAGGCCGTCAGACGGGTAGCTGCTGAATTTATCGTTCACATCCCGGATGGCAACCGCTGCCATGATGGGCCCCCCGCCTTTTGCCATTTCCGGTGGGAATCCCTTCTTATTCTTCTTTGCCATCAGTATGCCCCCTCCCCAAACCGCATGGCCCGCCTTAACACGGACTTATAGTCTGTCTTCTTCGCCATGGACTTCACCGCCACCGCCAGGGCCACGGCCATCTGAAGGCCGTCCGGGGCATCATCATTCCTGCCCATCGGGAACTCCTCCAGCTGCTTAAGCAGCGTCTTATGCTTCCGGTTAAACTTGATATACCCGTTTTTAATGTAGGGCTGCAGGGACTGGATGCGCAGCATCTTGTTGGCAGTGGACTGGATTTCCTCGATGGGGATGTACTCCCCCAGTTCTGCCGACAGCTGCGCCATGACTTCCTTGAAGAAGTACTGGAACTGCACCGTCTCCACCCCGAACCGGAAGAACCCCTTATGGTAATCGCGCTTCAGGCGCCTTGACATCTCAAACACGTCCTGGATGATGGCATCCGGCTTCCTGCGTTCCACGCTGGCCGCCTCCACATACATGTATCCGGTGTACTGGTCCAGGGCCAGGTTGATGATGGAGGACGTGTCCGCCTTTTTGTTCTTCCCCAGGGACGGGTCATTGGACCCGACAAAGAGGTAGCGGCTGTCCGTAAAGTCCACCAGCTCCTCCTCGTAGTAATCAAACCACTCCGGGTTGAAGGCCGCATTGTCCGGGTCGATGGGGTTGTTCTGCAGCTCGCTGTTAAAGGCCGCCTCCCCGTCTGATACGCGGATGACCATCAGCTTGTAATAATCCATCTTCTCCGGCCACAGGACCTGGGTTCCTATCAGCATTTCCGCCTCGTTTGCCTCGTAAAATTCCCGGGCGTGTTCCTTGTGCTTATCGTCAAACAGGTTGGTATAAATCTCTGTCCAGCGCTCCCACAGGTCCTCCCGCCTTGCAAAGGACAGCACGGCCTGATAGGTCCGGGAATCATACTCCGGATTCTTCAGTACCCCGCTGAGCAGGGAATCGTAATGGAGCACCGTACCGATGTACATGATATCCGTATAGGTATCCCCTGCTTTGGATACCGCCTTCTTAAACCAGGATTCCAGCTTCCGGCGCTGCTCCGCCGTGTTGACGTTCTCGTCATTCTCCACATCGTCCAGGACAATCAGGTTCGGCCTCCAGGCCCGGTGCCGGCGGCCTCGTATCTTCTTTCCGGAGCCGATGGCCTCAATCTTGATGTCCTGGGCCGTCAGGATGACATTCCCCTTCCACACCTTTCCCTGCTGCCGGCCGAAGTCCTCCTGGATGTCCCGGTTTTCCTCCAGCTCTGTCTTGATGTCCGTTAAGAACCCTTCGGCCTGGTCGGACGAATCGGACAGGATGATGATGTAATGCTTGTACCGGTACAAAGCCGCGTGCAGGGAATCCTTAAATGTAAAGTTGGTGGACTTTGCATGGCCTCTCGGCGCTGCCACCACGTTCCGGCTCCCGTCCAGCCGCGAGATGACGGCTGCTTCCTGGTATGGATTGCGCCCCTTCAGCACACCCTTGGTCCAGACCGTGTCCAGTTCTTCATGGAAGGCTGGGGATTTGCGGACAAAGTAGTGTTTTAAATAGGCCCGCCCAAAATATCCCAGGTCGATGGCCGCCAGGCGCTTTCTGAGCCCTCTCGAACCCGTCAGGGGATGCCCGTCCTGGTACAACCGCATCAGTTCCCGGCGCTCCGGCTCATGGTCCGTCCGGCGCAGGACATAGGCCTCAAACAGCTCCCGCTGATAGGCTTCCCGTTCCTGTTCCTCCCGGCCTTCCTCTTCGTCCAGGCGCTCCAGGTATTCGTTGATATCAATCATGCAGCATCAGCTCCTTTGCACGGGTCAGGATTTCCTTCAGTCTTACCTTCAGCTCCGGGTCTGACTTGATGGTCTTCATGATTTCCTCCTCCATTTCCTTAAAGGCCAGGTCCGCCTTATCCTTCATGTCCTGGCGGACCTTATCCTTATAGACCTTGGTCCGGCTCAGGGATGCAATCAGCCGTCCCACCTTGTCTAATGGCAGGTAGTCAAACTCATCCTCCGCTGTTGCCAGGCGGTTAATCAGACCATCCATCATCAGCATCAGGCCCGCCTCGGTATAATCCGCATCCGGGTTCTTTCGGACCACATTTACCAGGGCCTCGGTCCGGGACTGGGCCTCCAGTAAGCGCTGGGCGGCCGTGTTGCTCCGGACCGCATACCGCCCCACGCTGCTTTTGCTGATTTCATATCCCTTTTCCTTCAGCCAGCCGCTGACGTCCTGGTAACTGTTGGATGTATCGGAAAGCATCACGTCCACCTGTCCTTTGATTTCAGACGGCAGTTCGTCAATCTTGGAGGATATGCGGTTCTTCTTCCTCGTCCTTCCCATCAGACATCCACTCCCGCGTCCTCTATGGTGCCCTCCGCCAGGTCCACACCGGCCTTGGTCAGCCGTATCACGGCGTCCTTGGCGTATGCGTTGTAGGCGGTCACCTTCAGGTTCGTGAACTCAATGTATCCGGCGTCCTTCAGGTAGTCCAGGTATTTGGTGATGTCCGGGGATACGATTAATCCCGCCGCTATCATGGAATTGGACAGCTGCCTGGTCAGCGCCGTGTTGTTATATCCCTTTACCAGGGACCGTATGATATATCCCCTGACTGCCTTGTTGTGCTGGATTTCAGCCAGCTCCCTATCATCCATCCGCTTTGCCTCCCTGTCTTACCAGTAACCGGTCCAGCTTGCTGTCCATGGACCGCATCTTGTCCTCCACCCCGTTCATGCTCCGGAAGAAATCCTCCCGCAGCACGAAGGTCGTGGCAAAATCCCCCTTGATGGAGCTCAGCTCCTTCTGTACCGCCTTGATGTCCGCCTCCTGCTTGTCCTCCAGCTTGGTGACCCGCTCGTCAAACCTGGCAATGGTGCTGTCCAGCTTGCTCCCGACACCGCTTACGGACCGCTTGAAGTCATCAATCATCATCTTTACCAGGAACCAGAGGACCGTCCCCACCGCAGTGGCTGCCATGCCGATTGTGACTGCATCGTTCATGCGCTTCCTCCCGGATGTCTGTATCTTGCCCACAGCTGTGCCAGCTTCTCCCAGCCGTACATGGCCAGGAAGGCCACATAAAAGGCCACTACCAGGGCCAGGACCGGTCCCCACCAGGCGGCCGCGGCCTCCGTGCCGGTCACATACCACCAGTAAACCAGCTGGCATAGGATGACCGACAGCACAATCACCTGCACGGCCGTGGGTATCCTCCCCAAAAAGCCGATTTCCTTGGTTACCTCCGTGATGACGCTGACCGTGAAGGCCGCCGCCGCAATGGCTGCCATCATGAGGGCCAGCTGCTGGGTATACTGCCCCGCCAAGGTCTGTAATACGTTCTCCATTTCCCATTCCTCCTCGCTCGTTCTGTCTGTCCTGGGACAAAAAAAACAGGACATGACTTTCGTCATGTCCATAGGATAATCCATCTGGAAACATATTGTTAGCCCAAGCATTTTGGACAACTCATCTTTTTCCGGCCTCTCCGGATTCCCCGTCCAGGAACTCAAACAGGCTGATTTGTGCCGGGTCCAGGTCCCGTACAATCTGTAATATCTGGTTGGTGGTCAGGTCGTACTCCTTGGCCAGTTCCTTGGCGTTCCGGCCATTGTATTCCCGCCGTATCCGGCGGTTCCGCGCCGGGGCCAGGATGCGCTCCGCCTTGGGCAGGTATATCTTGTCCCCCATGAAATACCGGGACAGCTTCAGCACGTTCTTTAAACCTATCATTTCCACCACCAGGCGGTACGGCTCCGCGATATCCTCCAGGGTGGTATCCGCTTCCAGCTCCTCCATCAGCTCCCTGCGCATCCGTATCCCCTCCTCTTATTCCGCCAGGCCTTCCCACTTAAGTGCGCCGTCCGCATCCGGGGTCAGTATGACCGGCTCCGTGACCATGCCGCCGGCTCCGTCCATCAGGTACCATTTCCCATCTATGGTCTGCTGTCCCTTTACCATGGCACCATCACTTCCCAGATAGTACCAGTCCCCCTGGTACTGGTACCAGGTGTCCCTGACCATGCGGCCGGCCCCGTCAAACCAGTACCAGCGGCCATCCACGTCCAGGTACCAGGCGTTACGGACACATTGGCCTGTATCCCCCAGGTAAAACCGCCAGACGCCGTCCTCTTCCTGCCAGCCGGATTTCCTGGCCGGCTCCTCCGGGACCACGTCATCCAGCAGATAGCGCCGGACGCACACCAGTCCCTTGTTCCCGCGTTTGGTGTATGTCTTCGTGTTCTGGCGCTGGGTACAGTAGGATACCATGTTCTTATAGGATGGGCGGCCGCTTCCGTGCCCGCAGATGATGGTATCCTCCCCGTCCAGCGTATGCACCATCTCCACATGGCCGATGGTCTGCGGCCGGCTCTCGTCCGTCCCGGCAAACTCCAGCATGTCACCTACCCGCAGCAGGCCGATGTCCCGCACCTGGCCGTCCCGGATGGGGACGTCCACCGTCACCAGCCGCGCGGACTGGTAGATGCCGGCTGTGTTCAGGATGCCGAAACCATATCCGGCTTCCTTGTATGCATAACAGATGGAGCTGGAGCAGTCGCTGTAATAGTTCCCATCACTGTGTTTCCGGTAGCAGTAGTCCCGCAGCGGCTGGCTGTAGTGGTTCCTTCCGATGAGCTCGTCATACTTCCTGGCCACGGCCTGTCTCTTTTCGTCTGCTTTCATCACTTGTCCTCCCTTTCATAGGCAATTTCCAGCTTCAGCTTGGATGTCACAATCAGGGACCGCTTGATTTCATCCATGCTCCAGTCAATCCCCTCATCCGGCAGGATGGCCTGTATCAGTTCTGCGTTTTTAATCTTTGATATGTAGTACAGGTCCATGTCCAGGTTGGGGGCGGCGGCCTCCGCGGCCTCCTCCGTGGTCCCCTTGCCCAGATACCCCAGGACGGACAGCAGTGTCTTCTTATCCTCCTTGTAGTCCCCCTTCAGCCTCCGGGCCAGCACCTCCCTCTGGCCCTCGCTCACCGGTACGCTCATCTCCTTCAGGTAATCCTCTAATGTGTACTCAAAGGTATAATCGTTGGCGGCAATGGCCTTCAGGGCCTTCTGCAGCTTCCTGTCCAGGGTATAGGTGGTCTTCGTGGTCTCCGTCACCAGCCCTGTGCACACATCCTCACCGATGGCCTGTTTTAACCGGGGCATGTTGAGGATGTCTATCTCCTTCGGCTCCGACACGGCCACATAGCTGCCGTCCGTCCCGTACATGCGGCAGTACTGGTTATTCCGGTCCTTTAAGACCGACAGTCCCCGGTTCTGGATTTCCGCCTTGTATTTCTCCAGGGCGGACTTGGCATCCTCGGCCACCTTCATGGCCGCCACGGCCAGGTCCACCAGCTCCTTATCATTTACCAGTCCCAAATCCATCATGCAAGCTCCTTCCGTTTCTGCTTCACGTATTCATCCACCAGCTGGTCTGCGCAGGCACGGCAGACCCCTTTGCCATTTTTCTTAAGATGGATTTCCCCGCTGCCGCAGTAGATGCAGCGGGCCTGGTAGGCCCGTATGACCAGCTCGTTCCTGTCATTGACCTCCAGCTCAATGGCGTCCCTGGGTTCCATCCCCATGGACCGCCTGAGTTTCACGGGGATATTGACCCCGCCCTTGCTTGTAATGCGCTTGTATTCCATTGCTTCCTCCTTCTTATCCCATATCCCAGGTATGTCCCTCCCGGATGTCCTGGGCATGCTCCTCATCCAGGCGGGCCGTGGCCGCCAGGAAGATGTCCAGCATGGCGTCCTTGACTTCCTCCACGCCCATTCCGCGTTTTACTGCCTCCGCTGCCACGATGGCGGCGAACACCCCCAGCATCCGGGCCATGTCCTCCATGCTCACGTCCGTCCCGCCCATCCGGATGGTCCCGTCCTCCCGGACCAGCTCTATCCGGGCTTGTGTTGGTTCCATAGGCCCTCCCTTAAAACTTCTTTTTTCCTATCAGCGTGTTGACGATGGCCTCCACATCGTCCGCGGCCCGGGCCAAGCCGGCCCGGCTGCTGCGCATGACTGCCTGGTACCCTTCGCACATCTCCTTCAGCAGACGGATGCGCTCCTGGTATTCCTGTATCTGTCCTTCCCCCTCCTGCAGGATGGCCTGGTAGGCACGGTTCTGCTCCTCCGTTTCACGCCTTGTCTCCTCCAGGCGTCCCTGGGCTTCCTCCAGGCGCTGGACCATCCGTTCCACATACAGCTTGTCCAGGTCCGGCCCGCAGCCAAGGTCCACCCGGTACAGGGTGATGACGTTGTGGTTCTCGGCATTGGCCAGCAGTATCCACAGGCCGTTCACATATACCTCCTTGGGTACCCGGTCCTTCCCGCCCTCCGTCCGGCCCGTATAGACCCGTTTCCCGTAACGCAGCATCCGGTTGATTTCTTCCTCTATCCGTTGGCTGTGCTCTGCCACATAGGCGGTTATCTCCAGCCGGCTGTCCCGGTCCTTGCACCGCTCGGCATAACGTTCCTTTGCGTGGTTGCTCACGGTATACATGGATGTTTCCTTTCCTGTCTCCATCCCTTCGTCCCTCCTTATTCATCCTTCGGCATGACATAGGTCTTGGGTGGGATGGCCACAAAGGCCGGCTGATGACGTCCGGTAACCAGGTCCGTCCCTCCCGTGCAGGAGATGTAATTTGACTGTTCCTTCAGGATGGCCTGGAGCACCTCCTTTGCCCGCTCCTTCCGGCGGTAAAACCCTAACGCAAGCTCCTTCCGGTCCGTCTTCCGGTTAAGCAGGAGCACGTAATCCGGCCGGCCGGTACCCGGGGCTGCAATGCGTATCTCATCCATGGATTCCGTGGTCAGCAGCCGCTCCTTATTCTGTGTCAGTATCCACATGTTCCTTCCCCCCTTCACCATCCGGTTCCATGCCGGTCTCCTCCGGCACTCCCGTTACCATCTCCCTTATGTAGCGGTGCGGCACGTTGCAGTCCACGGCATTTTTCATCAGTTCCGCGGATGTGCTTTCCCGTATGAGCCGGTAGAAATCGGAAAAGGTGACCTCCACCCGGTCCTCTTTTGAGATTGCATCCAGTAGCGTTCCCATCTGTTTTTCCTTCCTTTCTCTAAACTATATGTCAGTTTACCGATGTAATGTGTGAATCTATGGATATCAAATCTCTGCTCATTTTTAATTCCTGGAAGTATTCCTTTCGCAAAATCACATAACCATTATCAAGTAACAAACAATTATCAGAACATATGAATGGCTTTGTTCGCAAATTTTGTATTACCTTCTCGGCGTCTCTTCTATCCATTTTTTCACCTCCAAAATGTTAATTTTTCTTAGTCTCCATAGCCTTTCTAATGGCTTTTAACTCCTTCAGGATTTCAATTAGCGCCTTCAGAATCTCGACCTTAGTCGTATACTCAAACATTGCCATGATTTCACCTCCATAACCACCCCGGCTCCTGGCCTTTCCTCTTCCGTACCGGCCTCAGGACCTTCAGCCTGGTACCATCCCACAGGACCTTCAGTCTGGCATGGTCCCACTCCGCTGCCCAACTTCCACGCATGGGTTCCTCTATCCGTTCAATCAGGTAACGAGCCTTATACTCCCTGCCGGTATCACTATAATAGGCAATCAGCTGATGATGACGGATATCCAGCAGTTCCATAAGTTCAGAGTTTCTATACTCCCCCATGTACCTGCCATGGTCATACAGCCTGAAATAGGCTGCCCGTCCTGCCATACCGGTCCCCCCTTCCCCTCAAAACCAGGCCTCATCTACCGGAGCGCTTCCACCATGAGCTGGATGCCTGCCTTCATCCCGGCTATGTAGTTCTCTTCCTGGGCCCTTCCTGATAGCTCAATATCCATTTCCTCTAATTCGTCAAACGCCTCCAGCTGGCCTTTTTTTAATGTTTTCCGGAATCTCTGGTGGGCTTCATAGTTCTCCTTCATCCAGCGTTTATATGCGCGGGAATAGTCCATTCCGTCAGCCGGACGGAAATCACCATGGAATATGCGTTTAAAGAGCTTCGTATGTTTCCCTGGCATGACTACACCTCCTGTCCTGCAAACGCAAAACACTCCGTTCCGATTCCTTCTTCATCCAGGACAATAATCCCCTTCCCATCCGGGATACCAAAGAGTCCATAAGCCGCCCAGTTGCAGCCAGACGCATCTCCCGCCTTCGGGGCCCCCTTTCCCGTATATCTTCCAAGGCACTCCTGGCAGGCACAGTTTGGTCCTTTGGCTCCGGCCTCTTTAAAATCCCTGATTGATGCAATATGTCCGCACATGGGGCACTCAAACTTCCAATCCATGTAGTCCTTACCAAAACGTCTTTTTCCTTCCTCCCTCCATTCCTGGATTGTCATTATCTTATGCGTGGCATCCTCAACGACCTTGGTCGCTCCTGTGTGTAACTTAATTGTCCGTTTCATCTCCACTCTCCTCTCTTTACTATTCTATCCTATGGCTCCGGCGCACTATCTCCTCATGGTACTGCTTTGCATTCTCCGCCTTCCGGTCCCATAAGGCCCACATGCAATGCAGGACCCCCAGAAGGTAGGACTGGGCAAGGGCCGCATCCGCCCAGGACTTTTCATCCAGATAATCCTGGTATTCCCGGTATTTCCGGTCAAACAGCTGCATCAGTCCTTCCATCAGCTCAGCATCCCTTCCGGCGTATCCTTCTTCATCTGCTCCTTCTCTATTTCCCGGCGCACATGTTCCCCCAGCTCCAGGGTCTGCTTCAGCTGGACCGCCTCCCTGGCAAGCTGGCTTTCACGGAGAAGGGCCTCCACCTCCAGCTCCATCCAATCGGATTTTTGTTGCTGTGTAGCTGGATGCCCCAGGTAGATGGCCGTGGCTTCCAACTGCGCACATAGGAACCCCGCCATAGCAGACCCAAACGTCCCCTTACCTTCCTTATCCTTCATCCCCGGCCATCCTCCTTTTCCGGCTTCCGCTCCAGGATGGCCTTCATGGCCTCAATCAATCCCTGGCACTGGTAATAGGTCAGCCATTCCACTGCGTCCACCCAGTACATCCGGTGGCACAGGGCACGGACCTGCCGCTCATCCCAGCCCAGCTTCTCCTTCAGCTGTCCTATCTTTCGGCGCTGCCGTCCGGTCTGCGGGTTCCCCCTGCGCTCCGGCAGCCTCCCTTCCTGCCGTTTGATATCGTCCTTCTGTTTCTGCAGGATATGGCAGACATGGGACAGCTCCGACCGGTTCAGTTCACGGATGCTGTCCTTCCCGGTCTCACGGGCCACCAGCAGATGCAGCTCCTCCTCCGTCAGCCCCAGCTCCTTTGATTTGGCTAACCCCCACAGGGTCTTGATGGTATACCTATATCCCGTTCCCATAAGCATTTCCTCCTCCTGGCAGGCAGAGCACTTCCCTCCTGGATGGCCGGCTCCTGCGTTCCTGTAGGAACGCAGGGATTTGGGGTCCCGTCTCCCTGACCTTTGGCGCAGCCGGTTCCCGCACCTCCGCGGAACTGGCCTTCAGGTTGATATCATAGGCTCCCAGCTCCCCGAGCTTCTGGAGGATGGTTCCCATGATGTCCGCCTCCCCCAGGTTCACCTTGTCCTCCGGGCATGTGTATGTGATGGTCAGTATCTTACGTTTCATCGTCCATTCCCTCCCTACAGCAGCATCATGGCGGATGCCTCGTTGATGATTGTTTCCGTGATGGTCGTCTGTTCCCGTTCCCGCATCAGACGGATGACGTTGTTCATGGTCCGGTCAAACAGCCGGAAACAGCCGTTCTTGCTGTTCCTGGCCCGGCTGGTCAGCACCTCCATGGCCCTCTCCTCCACGCTCCAGTCCTCCAGGTAGCGCTCTACCTCGGCTTTTCCCAGGCCATGGAGCCGGTACGCAAAATCCATGCGGTTGGCAAACCGTTCATCATACGCAGCCAGGTGGGCCTCCAGGGACAGCTCCCCGGCCAGTACCATCCCTACCGCGGCCGAATCCATGATGGTGCGCAGCAGCTCAATCTTCTTGATGGTGTACTTGTTGATGAGCTTGTCCGCCTCGTCCACTATCATCAGATACCCCCGGTTCACGTTGAAGAACTCACAGATTTCCTCCAGACGTTCGTCATTCGTACCGTAGCGCTTTGGCAGGCACAGCTGCTTCTCTATCCGCCTTACCAGGTCCCGGCAGCTCATGGACTCGTTGCACTCGATGTAGATGACACGGGGCAGCCTGGCGTACTGCTTCAGGCTGTAGGTCTTCCCGTAGCCGGACCGCCCCACCACGATGGCGCTTCCCTGCTGCTGCTGGCACAGGTTGCAGATGCCTACTATGTTGATGTAATCATCGGATTCAAACACATCCGGCTTGCTTCCCATCCGGGGCGGCGCTTCCTCTTCCAGCAGCGGCTCTTGCTCTCCCGCTTCCTCCGGTTCTTTCTGGGAGGCAAACTGGCGGGCAATCTGCTTGGCATACTTATCTGCCACCTGCGTTTTTTCCTGCCGGAAGGCTGCTTCCTGTTCCTCTGTCTCCTCCAGCCACCTCTCCAGACGTTCCTCCAGCTTTACTGGCCTGCTTGGATATTTCCCGTTTAAGTACTGGCTCAGCATGGAGCGGGAGCACTTCATCCCTTCCTTATCAAACTGCCAGGCCAGCTCCGCCTTGTTCATGTTTATGATTCTTAATCTGAGGCACACACGTTCTGCCAGACTTTTCATTTACGATACCCTTCCTTTCCGTTTGATTGGTTTATGTGTTGGGACTTAACCCATGTTGCGTAGCTTTTCCAGCGCCTCACGGCCCTGTCTGGCGATATATTCCGACTGCCGCGCCGCCTTCCTGTGTTCCCGGTAGCTCTCCTCCTTCGGCAGCGTGATGACCTTCCGGCTGTTCCTTGCCCCTTCTATCATCATGCTTCCCACGATGGTGTTGGCTTGGGCCGCGCCGGCAATCCGTTCATCCAGCGGGCATCTCATTTCCTTCAGCTTCTCACGCACATCCTTCATCTGCTGCTTCTGGAGCCGGATGTGGCGTTCCAGCGCCTCCTGTGGGACCTTGTGGGCAATCTTTAACAGTTCCTGGCTCTCGGCCTCACAAATCATATGGCCGTCCTGGGCGTCAAACACAAGCAGCCGGGTCACGTCCTCCGGGTCATACTTGATGTCCACAGGCTTGTCCATGTAATAAATCAGCTCCGGATGGTTATAGACCTGGCCGAATTTCCGGATTCCCACGTTATATACCCGTGCCCGTTCTGACTTCATCAGCTGCAGCAGGGCAAAGGATTTTGGCGGCAGGGCCTTCTCATACCGTTCCCCTTTGTCAAACAGTTCCTGCGGGGTACAGTATGTTTCTCCCTGGTTTTTCAGGCCCCTGTGGACCTTCACCGCATACACGTTGTGCAGGTAATGGCTCCACTTCTCATAAAACTCCTCCATGGTCAGCAGCTTCCCCTGTTCAAGCATACGCTTGATGTCCTTGTCAATCTTGGCGCTGGTCCTGCTTCCTGTCAGTGTACCTGTGTAACTCTTAAACCACCGGGAGAATCCATCGCATACCGTCTTAAACAGACGCTCTATTTCGGATTTACTCCATGGCTCATAAGGACGGCTCCGGTGGAAGTCCTCTATCCCAATGGTGTGATAGAATCCCGCTTTTACCTCCTCAAATCCGGCGTACCGTTCTGTTTCTTCCCGGGTGGGATAACGTCTGACGCCGGTCAGTTCCCTGGAGGTATAGTCCTTTCCGTTGTCAATGTTCAGGTATTTCGGCATCCCTCCCGGGGTTCCGTACAATACCTTAATCAGGGATTGCTTCAGTATCTGGGCATTGGCATCCCGGCAGATGATATCCCCCAGCACCATGCGGCTCCTGGCGTCAATCCAGGCCACCAGCTTAGGCTTGATGGCCGTCACCTTCCCATTAGGCAGCTGATAGGAGACCCAGCAGTCAAAGGTATGTTCATCCCCCAGAAGGACCTCCATGACCTGGAGGGACCGGGTATCGCGCAGGGCCTTCACCATCCGCTTGTTCTTCCACGCCCTGTCACCTTTGGCTGCAAGGAAATGGGCGCTTTCCAGCTGCCCGTCTGCCATCAGGTGGGAGATGTAACGGCATACACTCTGGTAAGATGGGATGGGCCAGCCATTGGCTGTACCGATTTCCAGCAGCTTGTCATACAGCATCTGGCGCTTTCCTTCATTCCGGGCAAAGTCCTTGTCAAACCAGATGTTGTGTATCTTCTGCTTCACTTCCGGTGTAAAGGTAGGGAAGGTGTTGGAATCCTTGGGCTTGCGGCACAGGCACAGGACCTTGTAATAATCGTAGTTGGCCCCGGTCTCCCGCAGCATCTTTAAGGCCCACCCTGCTGCCTCCAGGTATTTGTCCATGTGGCGGTACAAAGTCCTTTGGCTCATTCCCAGCTCCGCCGCCTTCCGGATGATGTACTCCGTCTTGTCCTCTCCCTGATAGTTGATGATGTCCTGCAGGAGCCGGGACAGCTCCACCGCCTTGTAATATGCCTGGCTGTGGTTCCCTATGTACCAGTTCACATCGGTATCCAGGTACCAGGGCTCCTCTGGGGGCAGGTTCTCCATCACGATATCACTTCCTTCTTCCGTATCTATCTTCTTCATGGCCCGGTAAGCCTTCTGGGCTTTGGGGCTTAGGTCAGTAAGTTTGATGTATTTTCGCTCTTGGCCTCCCTTTTCAGATTTCTCTGTTCTGATAACCAACCCCTCTTTTTTTACTCTTTGAGAAACCTGTTTTAAGAATGTTTTATACACTGCTTCTTCCAATTTAGATGCATCTTTCATGGATATATAAATTTCTTCCATCAGATTTCCCCCTTTCTGTTGCAATTTGGCTGTTGGTATAGTACAATGCAGATGAGTATTTATCGGAACGCCCGACCTTCCCCCAGAAGTAGGGCGTTCTTCTTTTATGCAAGTCCATATCCAGCCCCCTATGCCACATCATTCTCATTTATTTTGAGAATTTTCAGCATTTGCTTCCGATACTTATACCCAGGTCTCTTTCCTTTCAGCATCCGGCACAGTTCTTGAGGGCTTGTACCCAATATATTTGCCAGCTGGACCTGGGTCATCTCCAATTCAATCAGACGCTTCTTGACAATCTTTCCAAGCTCCCTTGTCTTTACATCTGCCATCTTACTCACTCCTGTATAATCTTCTGGTCCGTTTCCTGTCTGTTCCAATCCGCTTAAGTTCCATTCTGCTTACCACTTCCAAAAACTCTCTGGTGTCCTTTACCACCAGCCAGTTCTCTGGTTGCAGTCCATGAAGTTTCATCTCCTTTTTCTGGATTAAGGTTGGCTTCTTGCCATTTTTCATGAGAATTATCACCTCCCATTACATACGATTCTAACCATTGTCATTAAAGCATCATTTTCATCTATCCGGTTTCCTTTTCCTGTATATTCAGTTATAATTCAGAATAGGCAATTGCCAGGAAAGGGGGTGATTATGTAAATGACTGTATCAATGATTGTAAGTTCTATCATTTCAATTGTATCGATTGCTCTTTCCTATCTTTGCGGACGTCTCCAATCCATGGCAGAAGGGAAACAGAATGCCTTCAGAGAAGCCTATGAAACACTCTATCTTCCCTTCATTGCTCTGCTATACGAAACGCAAATCTGGAACACTGGTTTTGCAAACATGGTGCATTCCAACCAAGACAGGATTTCCTCCTTATTAACCGATAACATCCGGTATATGAACCCTTCCTCATTAGAATGGATGGACATCTTTCTGACACATCGAGTAAGTAGCACCAAAACCATAGGCATACTTACTCCTGAAAGGCTCGATGAAGTGTTTGATTGCCTGACCATTGCATTACTAGAACAAGCAAGTTGGCTGTCTCATAAATTGCATCAGCCTGATTTAGGAACTCACGTTCGCAATTTATATCAGGAAAATCAGACACAAAAGCTCCCAACGTAAGTAATCAGTATATAGGCTATAATTGATAATACAAGAAAGATACGTTCAAGCATTGTATTACCCTTTCCAAATACCCCCCAATCCCTCCACCAGGAATCAATCCAGACCACAATGAAAAGAGCCATGGGCCATAATAAAATAGATAATATTTCACGGACTGTCAT